ATGATTATATTTCTTGTTGAAAACATAATATACCTCTTATTAGTTAATGTATATTCATTATACATCAAATAGACGTACTTGTCAAGTGGTTATATTACTTTGGGACTTCTAGTGATATGGCCTACAACGGTACCTTTATGTTCACCTTCTTTTATAGTGTATCCTGATGTACCATTGCCATTAATTTCAACTTCTTTTCTACTTCTCAATAGAATATCGTTCTTTTCTTTTACCTGTTTATCAGTGTAGTTTTTAGATATTAAGTCTTTTAATCGTTCTATCATAATATTATTTATATGAGGTTTCAACATATGAGGTATGCTATTTTTACATACCTCTATATTATATAAATTTATTGGAATTAAATACTGTCAATAAATTAGGTACTTCAGTTAATAGTTCCGTATAATCTTTTGTAAAAGTTTCATAATCAGTATTATCGTCAAATACTACAAATAAAATAATTCTTAAATCATCTAAATTTTCTACACTATGGCATACTTGTGTATTAGATAAATTCCATTTGTTTTTTAGTAAAACATATTTTTGAGTTTTAATTAAATCTTCATATGGAATATTTTTAGATTTAAACTCTTTATCATCTTTAGGTCTTTCTAAGTCGTAAAATGAAGTTTGTACATTATTACCACCTGTTTCAACCATATAATTTAAACTTAATTTTCTATACTCATCAAGATGTGGTGGAAAATCAGCTGGAATATTTTGTTTATTTCTTAAAACAAAAATATATGATGTAGTTGGTTTTTTAAGTTTTGGTAATAAAAGATCACTTACAAGTTTTGAATATAAAAATTCTTTTATTTCTGTATATGCAAAATTCTTATCTTTATTATATTCTTTTCCTGAATTACAATTTTCATCAAGTGCCATAATATTGGCTTGAATTTTTATAGAATATAAAAGTTCACTAGGAAGTTCTGGTAAATCTACGTAATACATACATTTATTTTTGTACTTCAAGTTTTGAGTTTATATGTTTATAAAAATTTTCAATAGATACTAATAACTTAGCTTGATAATCTTTTGGATTTTTTGTCCATACTCCTACAGTACCATCTTCTGCTGCAAGTAATACTACAATTTGTTCAATTGGTTTATTATATAATTCTTCATACATCATACCATATGCCGTTGTTTGTAAGAAGTAATTTTCAATCCAACTTTCTTGTCTTTCTTTATTAGCAGATTTAAAATCAATTACAGATAACTTACCATCATATTCTGCAATACAATCTGATTGACCAGCAATAGTTAATTTTTTACTATACATAACTGTTTCTAGTAAATGTACGTTATCAATTTTATCAATATATGGTTTTAACAATCTAAACATTCCTAATGGTAATACATCTCTTATTGTAGGTGTTTCGCCTTTAATATATTGTTCAACTAAAGTATGTAAAGAGTTGCCTCTTGATGCTGCTCTTTTCATTTCCCAATTAGCAACATCTTCGCCGACTTTAGAACGCCATTCTTTTAATTCTTCTGTTTTTTTAAGTGAAAGTATAGTAGTTACTGAAGGATATGCTGCACCATCTATTTCATAATATCTATGGCCATTTACATTTTTTCTTTTTAATGGTGGTAATACGGAAGTGTCAACGTTAATAAAATTAAATTTTTTTGTCATATTCTAATAATATATCATAATATAGGCCGTTTGTCAACCTAAATCATTGGTTCGTACTTCGTCTTACCGTTTTCTGTAAAGGCTCTTAGATATTGTTTTCTATTTAATCCTTCACCCTTATAAGAGCAATGTACCCAACCGCTATTTGCATCTTCTGGTTTCCAGAATTCCAGTATTAATTGATCGTAGTCAAGGTTTTGATGAATCCAATCACTTAAATCTTTATTAGCAATGCCACCTATTTCAAAGTCCGCTGCCTGACCTTTTGTATGCTGACTTGTTGTTGTACTACCAATTTTTACACAAAGCTCTGGCGATCTATAACCTGATGTGATTATTAAAGGTTTACCAAAATTATTTCTAACTGGTTGAAGTATATGTGTTGCTAGTTTTTGTAAATTACTTAAAGCTTCTTCAGTTGGTTCATTTGATATACCAAATCTTGTTGCTGATTCGCTTTTAGTTAATTCTTTAAGTGATACGTTTTCTGTTAAGTTCATATTAGCCTCTTGTTAGTTTTATAATTTTATCAATTTGTGCTTTAATAATTGGTCCTCTATTAGGCCAATGAATATAGGGTTCATCACTCTTACTTAAATTATAAAGAAAAGGTAATATAACTTTTTCAATATCTTTAAATCTTTTTAAAGTATCTTCACTAGCTAATTCTTTTGTAATGGTTTCTTTTTCATTTACAATTTCCATAATTTCATTCATCATAGATTTGATTGATGATACATCTGATTTAATTTTAGATAGTTCTACGTTATTAGTCTCTATAACTTTAGGATCTATAGAAGGAGCTGTTTCTGTTGGTTTATTTGATACAGGTGTAAAACCAAAATCTTCATCTAAATCAAAGCCACGCATATAATCAGGAATATTATTGTCTACCATTTATTTCTTTTCCTATGTTTATCTATTACTTGTTTTGTTTTAATTTCTTTTATGCTTTTCTTTTTATATTTTTGTGCTAATGGACTTGAAGGATGCTTTTCAGCAATCTTTTGCACTACGTCTTTAAAACCACTATCTGGCTTATGAGTAAGACCAGCAACTCCACCAACTATATTTAGTGTTGTAAATACTTGTCTTACGTTTTTATTCTTTAGTAAATAATTATCTAACTCCGACATAGACATCTGTTCTGTATATTCTTTACCTGTTTTTATATTTTCAAAACTATATATTGGCATTAGTCTATATATCCCATATCTGCTGCAACAACGTATCTATATTCATCTGAATTATTTATCCCTGGTCTATGCCATATATGTGAAGGATATATTAACCAAGAAAAAGATTCTGGTTTAACGAAAAAATGGTTACCTTTTTCTGGACTATCTTCTAAAGTAAATTCTGTACCTGATATATTATAATTTTCTTTATCGTGTGGAATATGTACGTAATATATACCTGATAATTTTTTTATAGATTTATCATAATGATGATGATGCCAAAGATTATCCCTATCAGGATTATCATTTTTTTTAGTCATAAACGACCATGCATTAACACCTTTTATTTTTACTTCTTTATTTAAATAAAAAAAACAAGACATAATGAAAGTAAGTCTTAGCTTTAAAAATGATGGTAGTTGTCTACCAAATATGTTTTCTTTAGTTTGATATTTGGGTGAATTTTTTTCATCAAAATAATTACCTGAATCGATAATACTTTTTACTGTATCAATAATTTCAATATTATCGTTAGTTCTTATAATAGATGAGAAATCATATTTTTTTATAATTTCGTTTTCAGTTATTATATTCATTATTCAACCTCGTGTGCTTGCCACAATTTATCTGTACCACCTAAATGACCCCAATCACTATCCACAACTAATTTACTGCTTATACCACCTCTAGGTCTAAATCCTATTTCAATTCTAACTCTTGTTGGTTCGTAAACGTCTTTTATATGTTTATATAGTAAATCTATACATCTTTCATAACTTAAAATTGTATCTCTATATTGATACAAGTACATTTTAAAACTTTTTAATTCTATAGTTTTTTCATTTCCGTAAAACCATATTCTGATAACACCAAAGTCTGGTTGCTCGTGTACACCTAAAAAAGTAAATTCTGGTATATGTATTCTTTGCTCATAACCTTTAGCGGCATTAGGTAATGATTTTAAAGAATCTTTAGTTATTGTATTATATAATTTCACTGATTCCTTTTTTGTACCATTCGGGTATAACTGCAGGTGTTCGCCAAGTAGCAAATTCTCTTTTTTTCATTATATAATATTTTCTATAACTACCAACAACATCACCAGGTATTTTACACTCATCTGGCATTGCAGGTGTAGGATCAGTACCGATTTTATTTAGAGGTATATTTTTAGGTGGTGTTTTTAATATATTACCTAGTTTTTGAATTGTTAAATGATCTACTGATTTGTTATATCTTAGTTTGAATTGTGAATGTAGTGCCATCATATGTTTATATAACCATATATAATTGTAAGCTGATTGCATTACCCATATTGTACTAGGGTGTTTTACGTGACTAGCTTTATATAATATTTTTTCTAAGTTTTTATCTGAATGTTTCCATCTAGTTATTTTACGTCCATTAGAAGTTTTGTCAATATATTCTTTACCATCAATCAATCTATGTGCCGTTGATAACATTTGTGCTGATTCAACAATCATTTTACACACGTGTTTATCACAAGACATCTCTGCTGCAATTTTAGGATTCTTATCTAAATAAAATATATTCATTAGTTTATAGTTCTTTTATATTTTAGGCACAAGTCTTTCCATACTTTAAACCAATACTTCTTGGCCCAAACTGATTCGGCTTCACTTAATGCTTTTGCTGCTTTTTTGATAGCACGTGATTGTGCTTTAGGTGTTAACTTAATCATAATATCATTATATCAAATTTTACAGTAAATGTCAATTACATTTTTGGAAAAGGTATGCTTTTAAAAGCATCAATAACATTATCTATAGGTGATTTTGGTGTTTTATCTGTGCTTGGTGTAGTAGTACAGTTTACCAAAAAAATCAATAGAAATATACTAAGTATTTTTTTCATCTTTTATCTCCATTATTTGGTCTAGTTTAATTTTAATTTCGTTAGGATCTAATTGTTCTAACGATTTTTGGTCTGCATTTTCGCCAAAAATTGATTTTAATAACACACCTTGTTTTTCTTTATATAAATCATTTTTCTTTTGTAATCTTTCAACTTTCTTTTCTAAATCTTCTTCTTTGTTTTTTACACCTTTACTTCTTTGATATTCTTTTATAGATACGTTAACTGCGACCAACATTAATACAGCCAATGGATCAAAGACTAATATTAAACATATAATAATAAACCTTACGGCTCTATCTAAGTTACCATCATCAGCATCACCAAATAGTATTTCTGCAACGTACTTAAATGGCCCTACTTCTTTGTCTATGGCCAATTGATCTTTGTCGTATTTAAGTTTTTGATTTGATAAATCTGTAATCTTTTTAGATGAATTAGCAATAATGTTATTGGCTCTATTTCTTTCTGTGATCTGTTTTTGTCTTTCTATTAAACCTTTATCAGCATCTTTATCTATGACTTTATCTAATGCTTTATCTAATTGGTCAACTATTTTTTGAGCACCTGCTATAGCTTTCTTTTCTGATTCTATTTGTCTTTCTATATTTTTAACCAGCAATCTATTGCCTGTGTTTGGTGCTGCTGTATCTAAATGTGCCTTTGATAAAAATCCAAAGATACCAATTGATGTAATAAACATTAACATCAATACGGCTGACAATAGATAGGCTCTTATAGATTGTGGTAGTAAGTCTAAATTCCAATTACGATATAACCAAGAAACTGTTACTAGTTTGGCTATCTCTAATGTAACACCCATTGTAATAACTGCCCAATAGGCACCAGCAAATAAAGAAGCCAGTCCAAGTATAGAATAATAAGCACCTACAACGGATACTGCAATACCAGATAGAAATAATAATATAGTTAATATCATTTAATTATTTTTTGTTTTCAGAATCAAATTGTTCTGGAGTCATTAATTTTTGTCTTTTAATATTTTTTGGATCTTTAACACCCATCATTTGTAATAATAACTTTGTTTCATTTATAGCGTTTCTTTGGAAATGTTCGTGTAACATTTTAGATACAGTCATATCCATTAAAAATCGTCTTACTTCATTTTTACAATTTTTATTAATACCACTATTAAATCCTAGATAATAACTTAATCCAACAATTAAAGCTGCTCCACCAAAAAATAGTACTTCGTTCATTTTTTCTCCTTTTTAGTTTTTAATAGTCTACCGTAATTAGGCCATCCAAACTTATCGTGTGATTCATCAACATATCGCCAACGTATTACACCAGTATCAGGATTTCTCTCGTATATTTTTGGTCTTTCTTTTCTCATCTTTTAATAACGACCTTTCCATCTTGTCTTAATTTCTTAATTATATTTATAACTTGCTGTTCATAATCTTTTGTAGTACTCCAACTATCAAGACCTTGTGCTAATTGTATGGCATCAACTTTACCATACCATCTGTTTTGTTTATCTCTTATTTTTCTAAATTCAGCATATGCCTGTTTAGTATTAAGGATTTTGATATAATCACGGACAGAAGCACATTTAGTAGGATAAGATTTAACACGCCAAGATAATGTATCAGTATAACCGTGTGGTAACATTCCTTTGTCTTTATTCCATACTCGTATACCAAACAAATTATTTCCTTCACGAGCAAATCTACTTAAACCAGCATTGCTCTCAATAATGGCCTGAGCAATAATAAGATCGTCTGGTATTCTCTCGTTTTTATGTAACTCTAAATTAAGATAGGCGATACATCTTTGCATTGTTTTTATAAATTCATCATCTGAACCAACTGTAATTCTAGGTTCTGCGAAGCCAATTTCTTTTGCCCATAATACAGTTTTATCTACGGCCTTTTCTTCTATATTGTGTTTAGATATAAAGTTAGGATAAAATGTACCGATACCAAAACCTATTAAACAAATACCAATAACTCCCATTACTTGTCTAAAATGGTATCGCATTTTGCGTGGCCAATGGTATTTAAAATACCACTTTAAAGGTCTATGTTTCATTATCTTTTACTCACTATATATTCGTAATAGTTTTTAGGTGATTGTAGTTCCGTAAGTTCTATTTCTTTAGAAATTACTTTAACTTTTTTTTGTAAAAACAATAACCGATTGTCGTTTAAATATCTTTCCATAGTTTTAAAGATTTTTTCTGATTGACTTACTGAAAAATTATTTAATACATCTTCCTGAAAGTTTCCTTCGTAGTAAATAGTTTTTTCACCTTTATTATTAAACCAAGCAAATTCTTCTACCCTCTTTACTGCGTCTAATATCAATGATTTTAAATATGGATCTTTAAATTTTTTAGTTCTCACTTCTGTCATTATATACTTTCTGTTTTTTTTATAATTTTAAACCAACAACCTTTAATTTTGGGGAAAAACTATAGAATAGTTTGTTGTGGGCACCATTATCATTTAACTGTGTAAACTGATAAAGATGTACCATTTCGTGGGCTAGTGTGTCCAGGAAATCTTTTTTAGTATCGTATTTTGTATCCATTTCTAATTTATGTATTCTAGTACCTTTTCTTTTAGAATCAAATTGAATTACTTGTCCCATACACTTTTGATATTTAAGTTCTTTAATTTCTATATCGTTAAATGGTGATAATTTGTTATTAAATAATCCTTCGTTGAGAATTTTGAAAAACTTTTTAATATCTTTATATGTGGTTGAATATTTTTCTTTTGAAGATAACAATGGCATCAGTTTCTTCTTAACTGTTAAAACTTTCTTTTTTGTTACCTTTATCATACATTATTTACAATCGTCTTGTATTTTTGTATCCTTTAGTAAACTACATTTATAATTTTTATCTGCTTCAAGTCTTAATTCTGCTGCGGCTTTGTCTAATATAGCTGGCAAGTACTTTTGTAATATAGTTATTGAATCAATAGCAAATATATGTGCGATACGTGCAAGTTCTTGTTCCATTAATTTAGAAGCATCAACTGGCTGACCAGATACTTTTTGTGTTATAACGTGGCCAACAACTGCCGTATTATATTCACTTGCCTTTAGTGAGTTCATAGTACAGGTTAAAAAACCGTACAGTGATACTGTTAACACTATAATGTATATCAAAAACTTCTTCATATATTTATTGTTTGTTGTTTATACATATAATATAACACTTTACAAGTATGAAGTCAATGGGTGGATTAAAAAAATAAGTGTGTAGAATCAATGACTTGAAGTCATTGTTTTTAAAGGGTTTTTAGGAAAACCCTTAAAACCTTAGTTTCTTATGAATTGATCATTCCAATTAAAGGCTTCTTTTACACAATTTTCTGTAAGTCCTTTATAGGTAAGATTCAATTTCTTGTCTTTTATATCAATTAATACTTTAGCATCATCTTTATGTAATGCTTCTAGCATTTGTATAAAAAGCATTTCTTTTTTAGCTTTAGGTATATTACTACCACCTTTGATAAAAAGATATAACTTTCTTGCTTCATCTAATAAAGAAGTGTGATCTGTTCCTTCAGGCACATCATTTTGAATAAATGGTGGAATGCCTTCTGGTATATCCCAAATAATTTTAGGATCAAAAGCAGCTTTTAACAACTGTCTTAATGCCTGACTATCGTGTTTTCTTAACACTTCAATTTTTTTGGGTTTATCTTTTGCGTTATTTACTTGTGTAAATATTTCGTGTGCTAAAGGTCTAGCGTTAGTGGCCGTACGAGCTACTGACTCCATTCCTTTTTTACTCATTAGGCTTGAGTGCCTAGGTCTTTCTTGTTCCATAATTACTCCAATATTCGAATATTAAAAATCACCAATGTTTGTCATCAATGCTTTTAGTTTGTGTTGTATAAAATAAGGTAACAGTTTGGACCTGTTAGGTATCTTATACTCTCTATATGTATTTATAATAGTTTCTTGTAACGCTTTAGGCGTGTTAGAAAGGTCTATTAATGTCTTATTTCTCTCAAAGTATTTACTTGTTTCACTGCCTAATGGTATCTTCTCAACATTAGACCATTCTTCAAGTCGTTTCTTATTAATAGGTCTTTGTTTCTCACCTGTTAAAAAAACATCATCAGGACTTAATATATTAGGTATACCATCTGAACGATCACCTTTTATAATTTGTTCGTGTAAAAATCTTTTAGGATCTATACCTTCTCCTATAAAAGTTTTTTGTATAGGGGCGTATTGTTTTACGTTTGGATTTGTTTGCAATTGTATAAAGTCTTTATCACCACTAATAATTAAAATAGGTCTATTTGTATGATTTAATACTAGTGTACCTATAATGTCATCTGCTTCAGCCTTTTCAATATGTAATACAATATAAGGAAAGTTTTCAGCAATTTCTTTTCGTATTTCCGATAATACTAAAAAAATATTAACCCAATCAGTAGTAGATGCTTCTCTACCTTTTCTTCTGGAATGTTTATAATTTGGAAATACGTCTCTACGCCAAACTTCACCTGCGTCTGCACACAATATCATTGTTCCATATTGTTCTTTGAATTTTAAATTTATACCTCTTAATGAATTAATAACCATATGTCTTACCATATTTTTGTCAGGTATATTTTCAGGTTTACCTGCTGTTTGAGCCATTAAATTAGAAATTAAAACTTGGTTTAAATCGACTAATATCATATAGGTAATGTTCCTGTTGAAGTTGACATTTGAGACCAATCTCTACAAATATCCATAATTCTTTTTCTGTTTTTAAAATTAATTTTTTTATTTGATAACAATGATTCAAATAATTTATCTACACCTGAACCTAATTGTAAGTTAATATGTTTTTTGAATGTAAATTTTTTAAATTCATCAAACGCTGTTACAACGTGGTGTTTTTGAAATGGTGCATTTAAATCATACCAGTCTTTGTTATAAAAAAATTCTTTAATACTATTGTTTAAATAGGGTGTTATAAATTGTTTATTATACTTGTCGGCAATTCTTTTATGCCATATATAACCAGCTCTATTGTTATCTGAGAAATATATATCTCTAAACTCATCAAATTTTGATTTTGGTTTACCTTTAGTATAATGTAATATTGCTTTTTTACTTATACCATAATAACCATCTGCGGCCCAACCGCTTAAAACTTCTCTTTCTTTTATTTGTGGATATACGTATAAAAAGGGAAAGCAACATTCATAATGAGTTTTCTTTATACATTTAATTTCATTTGTCAACGTTGAAAAATCTTTTTCTAAATTGTCTGTAGGAATTTCTATAACTTTAATTGGCCAATTGAATATAGAAGATACTTCAATTGCTTTTTCTGCGTCATAACTCAATTGATTTTTTAAATGAAATGTGTATGCTGTTATATTTTTGTTTAATCTATTTGCAGCAAATGCAACAGATAAACTATCCACTCCACCAGATAATAAAACTGCAACGTCTTTATCTTTGCTTTCAGTATCAAGTGAATTTATAAGAAGTTTATCTATCATAAGGTGAATAGAGGCGAGCGTTATATATTTCTCGCCTCTATAACTAACAACTAATTACGCATTTTTGTAAGCGTATTGTGTACCATATAGTTTTTTGATACCCGCAGCGATAATCGCTTTTGATGGTGTACCAAGTCTATAAAAAGTACCTTGAGCAGTTTTATTAATATAGATCATATTACCTTCTGCTCTTAATTTGTCTACCATAGCTCTTGGCGATGTTAGATCAAATCTTGTTCTTAAAGTTTTCCAAGATACTGATTTACCAGTTTCTAGTAATTCTAAAACTCTTTGAGTTTTTGATTTACCTGCTCTTGAAAAAGCTTTCTTTAATGTTTTTAACATTATGTTTTCTCCTTGTTTCAATGCTATTTTACAACCTGCAAAGGCGATTCCATTGGGAATTCTGTGCGATTTACCTGTCATCTGGTTCCTCAGGTAAATCAAAATCTGGTTCAAAATCTGTCCAACCATCATTTCTTCTTTTAATTTCATCTTTAATATCTTTGTTTAAAGGTTTATGTGGTTTGTGATTTTCTTCAGGCAACACTCTATTATAATCTATAATAACTTGTGGTCCGAATCTTGACATTTTTACATCTACAATTTTATCTGCAAGTCTTTGTGCTGGGTGTGTCACGTCAAAATCTCTATATATCATACCTCTTAATATATCAACTAATAAACCAAAGTCTTTTGTAAATTCTGGTTTATCTGTTAACATAGCCATATCTACAAATTGTCGTAGAATATTCATAGCTATTTCATCAACATTACCTTCTACAAATTCTTTTGTTCTGTCCAATCTTACCTGTTCACTTGCTTCAGGATTTTGTTTTGCTGTTTCTTTATTAACAATTCTATTTGTTGGAAATAAAATAACTTTATCATCAGTCATTATATTAAATAGGTTCTCCTTTAAAATTAACTAATTGTTTATCCATTAAATATTCAATTAATTGATTGTATCCACCTATTAACTCACCATTTATTTTTATTTGAGGCATTGATTTAACATTTTTACCAATATCTTCAATCAATGCTTCTGTTGTTAAAAAATTCTCTAATTTTTTTTCTGTGTATGTAAGGCCAAGGTTATTCAATAACGATTTGGCCTTTACACAATATCCACAGTTGTCTTTACTGTATATTATAATTTGAGATATATCACTCATATTACTGTACAGTTTTATCTTTTACTGTTTCTTTAAAAGCTTGTTCAGCTTTTTGTTTTAAATTATAAGAGTCAACTACTTCATTAATTGTATAGTTATACATCTTATTAAATTCACCTAAAGGCAATCTTAAACCTATCCAAGCTCTATAATAACCTTTAGTAGTTGAAGTTACTTCTTGAGCAAATATTTCATAACCTCTTACAGGTGTATTTTCTATAATATTTACTAAGGTAGATTCAACATCTGTTACTACACTCTTAGATTCATTCTTACCCAGTTCTGTTATAAACTGTTTAGAACGTTTGTTCATTTCGCCTTTAATTATATCTGCCATTTCAGCTTTTGCAATCATCTTTGCTTTTTCAATTGCTAAACCAAGGTCTGGTGATACTGACGTAC